CCGTTTTTGACGGAAAGAGGTATTTCAGTGCTTCAATGCTATCAACACCTAATTCTTGCAGATTTCGAACAACAATGGAGTTGTTTAGAATATCTTGCGTCGAATCTTCGTAGACGGGGCCTAACCATCTCCAAAGAATCGTGACATCACCGTCTGGAATCAGGCCGGTGACACCAGGAGGAATTTGCTGGGTCTGAACAGAAGCAAGCATCAACTGCTTGATCTGTGTATTGAAACCATCTAATGCAGCTTCATAGAGATCCAGTTCATCCTGACTGGCACCATCTGCTGGTTCGATTGGTTTCTCGATACCAGCAGCGGCGGCCAGTGTTTCACGGAACATCTTCTCTTCTTGGAAGATGATTAATTCAAGGCATCGACAGATGCCGTGGGTATAAATGGCATTCGCTTTTTTCTTAGATGTCGCAGCGACCCGCCCAAATAGGGATTTGTATTCAGTAGCAGTAACACCAGCAGAAATCGACAGCTCATCCACACCGCCAAGAGCAGTACGAATCTCTTCCCGATACTGGCGAGCGAAAGCATTTTGGTCACCCGTAATAGCATCTGGAACGATGTAACCAACACGGTCGTTTGGTTCCAGGTTTGCAATCACGCGTGGCACCCGGATCTGTCCGTCAACGCCACGGGTGATTGGATCTTGTTTGAAGGTGGAGCGACTGTATGCACTCAGGCTGCCGAAGCCAGAGTTGGCTGCAATCGATGGCCGCTGCACTGCGCCATCAGTGCCAGACTCCATCAAGTCCGTCTTAGGACGAGATGACAGCAGAGTTGGGTTACCAAAGAACTGAACGTTCTTGCGCATGGTACGAACCAACTCATCGTGCGTCACGATGTGATTGGCAACAGAATCAAATTCTCCATAACCCTCCATGGAGAATCCTTTGGGGTTATTGAAGATCTCAACGCAAGGAATAAAACCAAGGGAATTCTTGAATGTTTTGGTTTTACCAGGGCTGGCGAAGGAAGGCATCTCGAAAGACATCTCGCCTTCTGCGTGTGTTTCCTCGATTGTTTTTGCTTTAATCGAAAGTTTGATATAACGCTTGGCACCTTGATCAGCAGTGATTGCACTACCAGTTACGTTGGTGACATTGATATTGTCACCAAAACCAAATCCCCGCCGAACTTTGTAGCTGTAGATGATGATCACTTCCTCCAGCTCGCCATCTACGTTGTAGAAGCTGCGGTACTCGTGTTCTCGGAAGTAATAAAGTCTGTAATTCTGCTTGGTAGGACGGATGTAGAACATCCCCTTACCATCACATAAAAAATAATCCCAAATGGAATCCAGTCTGGTATCGAGCTGGTTGTACTTCAGGACGCGATCAATGAAATCCTTGCGTTGATTTCCAAAGTTGTCTTGACCGGGGAAAAATTCAACACCCTGACGGATGCCAAATAATTTCATCTGAGCCAGGTGAGAGGCAACCACGCTGGTATCAACAACTGCGTTGCCATCTTTTTCGATGTACGCGTTGATGATCTCCTGAAGTCTGGCGTTAGAGCTAGTTGCCATTCACCTTTTGCCCCTTGTCTTTTTTGATCTTAGCAGTTTTCTTATCTTCCTTTTTCTTGCGAAGCCAGTAATCAAAGAACGTCAACTCAGCCGGAGTGTACAACTCAGGATGCTTGAGTGCTCGTTTGATTAGCTTCTTCGTTTTCATGCAACTCGTGCCTGACCCATTTGAGGGCCGCGATAGAACTGAGCATTAGCCAAACCAGCCATGTTTCCAATGGCATTTGGAAGATTGCTGCTACCCATGGCCATCGGAAGACCCAGAGGTGAAGTACCTGGCATTGGTTGCGGACCTGGGCGACCGTAGACACCTTCCACTGCTTCCTTACTTTCACCGGGAAGAACGGGCTGACCACCAGGTTTTTTACCAGGAATCTGAAATGCTGGGCCAAAAGGATTACCAGCTAAACCAGACCGTGGATCGTGAAGAATAAAACGATCACGATCTTGGTCTTGAAGAAAAGGACTATAAGCAGGGTTATTGAAGTAACCGGGACCAGGTTGAACGTTCAGCTGAGAAGGGTCAAAACGAACAGCTGGTGGACGCATCGCGCCTTCGTTACCCATGCCGCCGCCGTAAAAGCCACCTGGTTGCGTGGTATAAAGCATGTACTTCTATTTCGATTTTCTTATTTTACTCGTCTTCTTCCAGTTCATACAAAGATGGATCAGCAACCTTGGAAATATGGATGCCGTCACCTTGCATGTCCCAGTTGAGGATGTCGCCTTCTTTCCAGCCCAGCTCTTCCATTAGTTCTTCGGGGAAGGTGAGAAACTGTTCTCCGTTCTCGTCTTCTTCCACCTCAAGGATGTAGCTCATTTTGTCAAAAGCTTTTCCATTAGCTTATCAAGCTTATTATTAATTTCGCGGAAGTTATCGTGCATTTCTTGGATTTCTCTTAAGAAATCAACTTTTAAAACATAGTCCAGCGGCATGCGATTGATTTGGTCTTCCAAGATGTCGATCCTGCGTTTTTGTGAATTGGTGTAATCAAACGCCTGCTGGATATCCCGGCTTTGGCGAGCTAAGATCTTGTTGGCGACCCAGGTGCCACCACTCAATGCAGAAGCTACTGCCGTCAAGGCCAGAGCAATGTATTCGGGTCCCACGCTTTTTTGGTTCGCTTTCTTCTAATTCTAATTTTAGAAATCAAGATGTAGTTGCCCCTTGCGGGCAAGTCCGGTCACCAACCAAACCAACGCATCAACGCAGTCGTCATGGCTACTGACTCCGAAATTCGTGAGTTCCTCGAAGAGATTTGTGAAATTCCGGAAGCGGTTAAAGATAATTTTGCGATCTTCAAACATACCGATAATGCCACGAAAACGTGCCAACTTATCTGCACGGAACCCTTTGACTGGATGCCAAATGAGGTTGTAGAGACCTTCGTTATTCAAGCAAACGCGTTTGAAATCAGCTTCCAGGGATGCCTGGTACTGGACAGCTTCTGACCAGATATCACAGGTTGAATAGGTCGGGAAGTAGTTACCGTTATCATCACGACCTAGTACAGACCAATCATTGAGAAGTTCCTTCATGGCATCCAACTTCTCAAGGTTGCCCATAACCCTGATACGGCGGTAATCAATAATATGAATGCGGTCGCCAATGCGGCCGCCCAAGATCATGACCGTGTAGTCATTCTTTTCTTTCACACCTGCCGAAAGGTCAACGCCAATACCAAGGGCATCGAATTCAGTGGCAATCTCAGCTTTGACAATCAGCTCTGGTGCCAAGGATAGTTCGTTCTGACGAACGACCTGATTCATGTACTGGAACGAGAACGCAATCGGTGCCTGTCGTTTCTTTTCTTTCAGGTAATCAAGTGACCACATCTCAGGCCAGTAGGATTCCTCATCCCCAGTTACCGGATCTGTCTGGATAGCAGAAAGAACAATCTGCGTCCAGTTGTTTTGCTCGTTAAACGTGGTGGCGTGAATGTCATCATGCCTGAATCGAGTACCAAGACAGATGGCCCTGGCCCCCTCAAACATGGTTGGTGCAATCACCGCGTTCCAGTTGTCCTGCATCATCTTTCGGATGTCAGGGTTGGAGATATCAGCAGCTGATTTAATAGCGTCATCAATCATCACAAGATGAGAACGCTTGGAGGTCACCGAACCCTTCAGACCAGCAGCGCAGAGCGTGAACTGTTCGTCACCGGTTACATCAATGCCAGCAAACTTATGATCAATAGACCAGTATTCATTACTGGTGACATTCTTCAGAAGGCGAACGGTTGGAAAAACTTCTTGGTAGCGTTTGCTTTCAATGATCCGTTTGATGGTTGCAGACTTAGAACGCGCAATATCAACGGTGTAAGAAAGATAAAGAATCTGCAGCGGAAGCTTGGCTTGTGCATGGATGCCAATTGCCCACGCAGTCAACAAACCAAGGACCGTGGATTTTGCAGATCCCCGTGGTGCCAGAAGATCAATGTTGGGTCCAGCAATCTTGATCAGGCAGTTGCTATCTTCATTCGTGATGAAGTGCTTGTGCCAATCCAGGTGGTGCTTGGCAGGTTTCTTTTTTTCATCCATGTACTCGCAAAAGTAACTGAAATCTTCGCGAGCACGCTCAATTGCTTCTAAGTTCTTCTGTGGCTTAACGTTATATTTCTGCGCAGCAGCTTTGGCATTACGCCTGTACGCGAGATGAACGTAAGAAGGCACAGGACTTGTTCAGAGTATTACTGAATACTAACCGAAAGCTGCAGATCTGAACGGATCTTCTACATCACCACGATTCCGATAAGAACCGGCAGCCTGTGCTGCGATCAATGCTTTTTGTTCATCAAAAGCTGGAGCCTGTGCTTCCCGTACGGGGGGATTCTTCAGACGTATGTTTGTAGGACGCCCGCCACCTTGGTTAGGTACAAACATGTTCATATCTTCGTCGTACTTAACAGGTGTGCTGGGACCTTGGTTTCTGGCAATCTCACCCATATCTTCCCCACGAGGACCGCGAGCTGGTTCAACTTCCTCTCCCCGTGGACCTGTTTCCGGAACTCCTTGATCTTCTCCTTTGGACATGTAATCGTTTAAAAATTCTTGAGATGCAGTAATTCCTTGCTTTGATTGTTGAACTAATATTTGTAAATTTTGACGAGTTGGCAAATCTACCGTTGCATAAAATTTATTTGCATCCCATCCTTCAACAGGTTTACCGCTGTACAAAGTGTTGTATTGTCGCGCCAGGGCTATTTGCGCTTGCTGGTTTTGTTTTGATTCCGCTACTAGAGCATTGTAAGCAGCTTCTGATGACGCAGGCGTATTCTTGAAGGCGGGATAGATCCTATTTGTATAATCGTCTCGAAGTGATTTGCCGACTGGATCTTCTAAGTACTTGTGGAATAAGTAATGCGCTCCACTCCCTATATCTCTGTAACCCATTCCATAATCGGAAATCTCAATATTGGCATACGTAGGAATATCAACTTTTTTATAAGTTGCTCCAGGGAATTGCTGCTTTAAAGTTGCTTCTGACTCATATTGATAAGGATTTTGTGCATATTGAGAACGTAAACGTTCATATGATTCTTCTGGAATATCTACAAAAGCGTGATAAAAAGAAGATGTTACGGCAGAAGCTGGTTCAACAACAGATTCTTCAATAATGTCTGGCGAAACACTAGCAAGCGTTTCACCACGGGGCCCTTTACCTTCAGGGGTTTCTCTCTTTGCCTGAGGAACGTAAGCACCTCTAGGGAGAAATGGGTTGGAACCAGATGGCCTAGTTGGATTGCTGCGATACCACTCAGCAGCACCCATGCCATAGGTTTTGAGCATCCAGCTGTATAGATTCTCGTTTACCGCCATCGGCCTTAACCAAACGGATTGGTATTAAAAAACTTGCGGTAATCAAAAATACCGGGGTTTTGATCGCTCATCGGAGCGTTTAAATCTTCTGGCTCATAAGGAGAGCTGTATGGTTTTTGTCCAGAAGAAAGAAGCGTTTGGAAAATTTCATCACTTTGTTGCTTCATGGCACCACTACGGGCAGCACGTTTAGCCTGGAAATTCTGCATGAACTCTTCGTTCATCATCTTGCCAGCGAGTGATGGTGGTTTACCGCCGCCCATTACTTTGCTCCCTTACGTTTTTGTTCTTGATATTTACGTGCTTTATCTAAAGCCGCCCGACGTTTTTCTTTATCGGACATTTCAGAACCGTCTTCATTTTTTGCTTCTTTCTTCTTGAAGTGTTCAAGAAGTTGAGGCGGCATTTTTCCTTTAGACATCAAACCATTCCTCCTTGATATTGCTTCAGGCGATTAAGCAATTCCTGATACGAAAGCACGTTAGCGTCATCTTGTCCTGTAGCGACACCAACGCCAGGAGCTGCTTCTTGTCCCTGGAAACGACGTTCGAAATCGGCAATTGCTTGATCACGCCCAGAACCGGGAGCCTGCTTGCGAGCACGCTCAAACTGAGAAATCATCTCAGCTTGACGCTCTTCACCAGAGCTTTGGCGGCGCCCCGGCATTTTTGATTGAGCTTGATATTGCTGTTTCGCATCCCGAAGACTTGCTTCAAAAACAGCTTCTTGCTGACGACGAAGGCGTGCTTCTTCTTGAAGACGGGCATCACCTTCGGTACCACGGGTAGACCGAGCTGCTTCTGCATCCTTACGAATACGCGCTTCTGTTTCTTGAGCAGCAGCCATCTCACGCTCAAAAGCTGCCATCTGTTCTTGACGTGCACGCGTTGCATCAGCTAAATCGCGACGACGGGCATCTTGATCAGGACGTTGGCGACCTGGACGATCAACAGGCATCCCCTGTGCATTACGCACTGGACCTTCAATAGCTGGACCACGTTGAATAACAGTGGCACCTGCACCTGCTTGAGCGGCAGCACCTGCTCGTGCTTGTTGATCACGAAGACGTGCTTCAGCTTCAGCTCGTTCTCGTGCTTGCTGCTCCCGCGCAACTTGTTCAGCTACTTGTTGACGTTGGATCTCCAGCTGTTGACGATCATCTCCGCGCCTGCCAGGGGGATTCATTCTCCTCCCTTCCGCTAGTGCACGTCCACGTTCAACATCGGCTGGTGAACCTTTAGCAGTGAGGATAGCGTTTGGATTTGCTCCACCGCCCATGTTACCTGCGCCCATTATTCTTTCTCCTTAATCAGCGATTTTGAAGGCCACGAATTTTATTAACCATCTGTTGATACTCCGGAGTACCAAGGTCAGGCATTCGGGTCGTACGGCCAGGACCAAAAGCGATGCCAGAACGCAAGCCACTGCCTTGGCCAGCACCGCCAAATGGGGCACCAAAAACAGTTGCGCCACGCTCAACAGCACCGCCGGGAGTAACATCAGCAGAACCACCAGCGCCGCGCTCAAAATCACGGAAGATCTCTTCACGACGACCAGTGCGATCACGTTCGCGAGTCAACTCACTACGACGGAAGTAAGCTTCTTCCATTCCGGGAGGAAGTGGAGTGCCACCCGAACGGGGAGCTTCACCAGGGAACATGGAAGCTTCACCGGTTTGAGGTGATTTCTCTGCCAGCTCAATTGCTTTACGGCGTTGAGCAATACCTTCACGAGCAGCTTGAGCTGAACCCATGCGGGCGGCAGCACTACCAGCTAAACGTTGATTCTGAGTTTCTGCGCCCATGGCTATTGTTTTGTTAAATAATATTTTAGGCGGGGTAACCCTACTCCTCTAGTTGCATTCTAGCCCATACACTCATTGATGCTTCTTGCAAGGGACCTTCAATAGGATCGTCTTTAAAGATAAACATCAACTCACGAATTGCACGATCAGCACCAGCCATCAGGAGGCCTTTACGATCCCTAGCAGTGGTGAATTGTTCAATCTGTGCAATAGCACCGCGAAGTTCTTTTTGCATACTGGCAATACGCGCAACACCAGCATCACGTTTAACAACTTCCATCTCGACGGCATCACGCAATTTGCGGATGTCCTCCTGCATCTCCTCAATTTCATACAGGAGTGTTTTGCGGTGATCAGCTTTTTTGTAATTGCTGTTAACCCACAAATCACATGCAACAATGCTCCCTGTATACCCAAGGAAACGGGCATACAAGAAGCACTCAATGACTGAGTTATTGTCCTTTGCGAAAGAACAGAAGGATTCCTGGACAGAAGAATCAAGGTTATCGACCCACTGGTCGAAGACCTCAATATCGATAAGCTCGTTGGGCCTGGTTGTAGTCGCGCTCTTCGTCCTTTTGACGGAACTGCTGAGCTTGTTCAGCGGAAGTTCGCTGTTCTTCTGCTCCTTTACCGATGGTGGCTCGTTCTTGGGCACCAGTTTCCTCCATCTTCTTCTTTGAGAATTCGTAGGCTACTCCAGCCGCCTGGCGATATTTGTCAATATCAAACCAGTCGTCTGTATTGTAGGTATCCGTGATATCTGTAGTAGCCATCCTACTAACTCAAATCAGAAGTTGCTCATCATGCCAGCCAAGCCGGTGGCAAAGATGTCGCGACGGCCTTCAACGCTCTTTTGGCGCTGCTGACGTTGCTTGGAAGATTCCAGGCGCTCAAGCAGTTGCTCGAACTTACCGATATCAAAATAGTCGTCTTGGGTGTTGCCTGCAACAGTCATGATTATTCAATAACCAATGAATTAATTATAGGGGATGTGTTTCTAGAAGCTGAATGCTCCAACAAGGGATTTGTAGATATCACCTTGTGCAGCAATCTTCTGCACTTCCTTAGCGCCTTCATTCTTAAGCTTTTGGGTTTCCTTGTCAATTTCACCCTGAAGGTTGGTCAGACCAGCACTGTACAAGAATTGACGGGAGTCACGCACATTCTGAATCTGTTGTTCCAGTTCTGCAGGGGTTCCTTCAAACTGATCAGCAAATCCAGGAAGTTGAACCTTTGTGCGGCCCTCCAGATCTCCAGCGTATGTTGGAAGAAGGCTCTTATCGAACTTAAAGGTACGCTTACCGGTACCAACACCTTCTGCATCCTTAATTTCGTCACCATACATGGTGTCGTAATAAGAATCCAGGTAGCTGCGGTTGAACTTCTTCTGGTACTCCTGACCCTTATACAGCGATTCTTTAAGGTCGTTAACGGTCTGATAGTAACCGCCCTTAAAGCGTTCCAGGCCTGCAGCCTTTTCTTCCTCACTGGCCTGACGACCAAGGATTTCTTCATATGCGGCACCAAGGCCGGTTTCAAACCGCTTAGGTGCAATCTCTTCTGAATACAGTTTGGCGAACTGGTTTACATCACCCTCTTTGCCAAACATGTCATATTTGGTTGTGTACTCACGCAAGTAATCCTGCGCCTGAGTAAAACCAATCAGACCACTACGAAGCTGGCTTTCAATCGAAACCTTGAAGGGGTCATACCCAGCTTCTGCAGATGCCTTGCGTGCAGCTTCTGCTTGACGCTGAGCTTCTTCCTTGGCAAGGATCCGTTCTTCTTCCCTGGTTGCTTTACCGCGATAGAACGCACGGTCAGCTTCTGCGTACTGTAACTCCTGCTGCTGCAGACCAAACAGCTGCGCATCTTTTTGCGTTTGATAGGCCAACTGCTGCTGGGCCATCGATTCATTAAACGATGCAGCCCGATCGGCACGAGAATCTGCTTTGAGATCTAAAACATTACGGCGTTCGTTAGCAAGTTTTTGCTCAGCAAGAACTGCATTTTGATATTCCGCTTGACGGCGAGCTTCCCTGCGATCAAGCTCTAATTGCCTTTGTGCAATCCTTTCTTGTGAACGTGCAACTTCTGCTGAATTGTCACTAGGTCCTCCGCCGCCCATATCTAATAGTTGCCAATAAGTGTCTTCATTTTAGCCCAGGCTTTACCCATAAGGACCAAAGCCAGCAGAGTAGTTGCCAAACATCTTGTCAAGAACACCACGATTAATTGCAACCGCTTCTTTAATGCGACCTTCGCGTTCTTTTTGCGAAAGCATCCGAGCTTCAGGAGACAGCGCAATACCGATTCCTTGACGTGTTCGATATCCCTGTTCAGCCGTCTCCATGGGATCCTGGAAGAACGCTTTAAATTTACCTGCACGTTCTGCCAGCTGTTGACTCTGTGTGTTCAACAAGCTTGTGTTGGCAAAAGCATTGTCTGCCATTCGCAAGCTATTGCTGGTATCAATAACAGAATTAAGCGCATCCATGGATTTACCAGCGAGCATGTTACGCATCTCGCCGGCTTGGCCAATAATACCCCGCTGAATATCACCCTGATTTTTGGTCAGGAATGCATTCATGCCATAGATGTAATTATCAGTACGTGCATCTTGTGCTGCCTTCATGTTCAGAAGGTCAGCAATATTGCGGTAACCACGATCCAGTCGGTTCTGGCTCATGGCCATCTGCGTACCACGCAGAGAACCTAAAGAAGCAACGTTTGCGGCATTGGCTTGGATTTGAGCAGCACGCTGAGCTGCTTGACCTTGGAAAATGCCACCGACAACATTGCCAATAGCGCCTAGGCCGAAGCCACCGAATGTTGCCCAATCAAATGCCATGCCACCGACCCTTCTGTAGCTTTATTTTAAATCAGAAATATGTTGGTGCTGATCCACCTTGTACAGCCGGAATCGCCATTGGGGTACGAGCAGCTGCATAAGCAGCAGCTAAACGGTCACTAGAACCAGCGAGCATATCAGCTGCGTAACGTGCGGCCTCTGGGCTCCCATAGGGATTCATGGACATTGCAATACCTTTGGTGAGGTTATCTAAACCACTACCAAGGGTATTAAACATCAATGACTTCCAGCCCTTTTTGGTCTGGGCTTCATCAGCTAAACGAAGTTGTTCTTTTTGCCACTCAGGATCAAACTGCTTCATGGTCGGAGCCATGAGTGCATTAATCGTGGCAAAATTCATGAATGCTTCCCGATCTTTTTCGGGAACCATCTGGAACATTTTTTGGAAGTCATCATAACTTCCGGTGCCCAAGAAACCCATGGGCCGAGTTCCCGCTAACGAAGCTGCGGCAGCAGGAGCTTGAAGGGCTGGGGCACTGGCCTCATTAAGGAGAGGGGCCCATCTTCCTGCGTTAAAAGCCATGGATCAATACCGGAAGGTGGAAGAAGCGTAAGGATTGCTGGTCATCATGGTCCGCAGGTTCTCACCGGCCTGGGACTGCGCGCCACCAGCAAGCTGGAAGGCATACTGCTGACGGTTCAGAGCACCAGTCAGTTGACCGAGCTGCTGGTTCAGTTGCATCTGACGCTGCATATCAGCATTCTTCATCTGGTTGGCATAAGGCATCAGGGCAGCAGCCTGTTGCGCTGGAATGTCAACACCCATCAAACGAGCAAGATCGGCAATTTGCTTTTGCTCACCACTCAGATTGCTAAGGCCAACGCCTTGGGATTGACCGGGGATGATGCCAGGGGTTTGACCTGCTTCCCGCTCGCGCTGGCTTTGACCGGTAATGGCTTCTGCAGCTTTACCAGGGAGAGAAGCAATAGCGCCGGTCAGGCCAGCAGCACCCACACCAGCAAGGGCTTGAGTAGCGCCACCGATCAGAGGAGCTGCAAGCTTGGCAGGACCAGGTAGCATGGCAGCAGCGCCACGAGTAACAGCAGCACCAATCGGGGCAGCAGCACGGGTAGCACCAGCACCGGCTGCAACCTGAGCAGCACCGGTCACAGTTTGACCGAGGTCGCCACCTGCAATGCCACCAGCAATGTTAGCCACACCTGGAGCAGCTGCTGCGCCGTACTTTCCCACTGCACCAACAGCAGCACCAGCACCTTTAAGTTTATTAAGCAGTTCTTGGAAGAAACGGGGATCTGCTTGACCGCCGCCTGGGGCACCAAGGCCAGAAGTCAGAGGACCAGAGCCAACGGGGGCTAATGCTCCGCCGGGAACACCCGACTGAGGCGCTTGAGGGGACCCAGCTGGGTAACCGACGTAAGCCATATGTAAACCTAGCTTATGTTTCTAGATGATTTAATTTTATCAGCCTACATACCTTGCTGATAATTCTGAAGCTCTTCTAATTTAGGGCGATTAGCAGTAGCAATTACTTCGTTAATTAAATTACCTGCTGCGACACCAGCAGTTGAACCACCCAAGCCACCTAATACACCACGAATGGCGCGTTGACGTGGGGTTCCAGCACTGGCTACTGCTTTAGAAGCTGCAATAGAACCAGCTGCAAAACCACCGACCATTGGGATGGTGACTGGGAAACCAAGCATCCGCGCTTCTGGATAACCTTGAAGGTTTTCAGAAGTAGCTTTGACAATACCCAGGTTCAACAAGCCACGTTCGTTATAAAGGAAGTTTTGATAGTTGGCGTAACGCTGTGGTGTAAGCGATGGAATATCCTGTTTAGCTGTTTCGTATTTCAGCGGCTCACCAGTGCGGCCCATGAAGAACCGTTCAACTAACTCTTGTGCAGGTTGAGATGTTTCTCTGCGATCTTCTGAACCGGGTGCAGAATAAGTTTGGGCGTAACCCGTCGGTCGGAACAGTTGTCCTGGATTCAATATGTTGTAAGTACCAGCTGCCGAAATGGCTGGAGCGGCAACCGCAAGAGCAGCAGCGGCGCGAGCAGTGGGAGATTCAATACCTTGAACACCTCTCTCCACTCCCTTCTGCGCAACCGCCAGTGGATGGTTGTAACGCCACCAGTAAGTGCGAGTACCGTCGTTTGCTGCATCCACCACCAGACGTGATGCGTAAGCACCAAGGAACTGAGCAGGGTTCTCCCGAAGGCTGACGCCTTGGGATGCCATCTCCTGCTTAAAGCGAGGATCGAGAATGCTTTCGCCGTAGCCCAAGCCACCGGTCTTCGTTTTGGTCTGAGCAACGTCAGCTTTACGAACTCCGGTTTTAAGATCCTCAAGAATATTTTTGATCTGGAAATTCATCGCAGTGCACCCCCGCGCATGATGCCGTAAGGATCAAGAGACGGGTCAACACGTCCCAGAGTGGATTCAATACCTTGCATCTGGAACATCGTGCCAGGAGACAAGGATTGCGCCTGAAGGTTATTGATTAGATCTCGTTGGATTAACTGTTGCTCAGCGGTTGCAGTTTGATCCATCACGATAGGTTCTGCCATCAACTGTTGCAACTCCTGTTGAGACAAGTTGGCAACTTGAGAACCGGCATACATTGGATAAGTAGCAAGCGCTGCGCCAACACTGCCAACACCTTGGCCAACTTGTTGTAGTACAGACATTTGGCCAGGTTGCGACCCGGCAATGAAACTTGCTGCTTTCTTGGGCATTACCTTAGAAAGCATCTCAGGCGTGACTTTACCCGCTAAACGTACGCCAGCAGTTGATAAACCAATATCTAAAGCACCTGTTGCCAAAGAAGGAATAAGGCCCCCACCGCCTGCTGCTGTAAGTCCGGTTGTTAATACAGCACCAGGTACCGATGCTTTTACTGCTTCTTTGGTTGCAGGAGCCGTCATCACCTGGCCAATACGCGAGCCAAGGATGCGTTGTAATGCTTGCCCTGCAAGTTTCATTTTATTGGCGCCCTTTTGATTATTATATTCCCGCTATCTTTACGCGTTTGGCGAAGAAGGTTGGACTGATTCTTCTTCTGTTGTTGTTTCTCCTGCTTTCTCTTCCTTCTTCACCTCCACCGGCTTCATCACCCCCTTTCGGTCCAACAACTGCGCGATAGACATTTTCCCTTCAGATTCATTTTCTACACGGTTCTCCGCCGCCGACATCAGATACCCATTTGGATCTGGGTTCTTCATGCGTGGCATCGGATTCTTGGCAGCTTTATCAGGACGCACTGTTGGGCTTAAGCGATAAGCTTCCACCCACACTGGATTGAAGTCCGGTTGATCCTGAGGGCGTTGCGGCGTAATTGCCCTGCCTTCGTTGAAGTCATATTCTTGAGGACGGTTAAACCGCCCCAGGCCTTCAAACAGTTCGTACTCAGGTGTTACAGCTTCGTTGGTATCAAAGAAAGGTGAATTAGAAACAAAGTTAAGATCCGGATTTAATGTACGCTTTCGCGTCATCATCCGTTTGGTTAAGTCAGTTTCTTTAAACCGTGAGGGGTTCCAGGGATATTCACCAGTGTTTGGTTTAGCCCGAAACAACTCATCAAAATCCAGGTTTGCCCGGATCTTGCCCTGTGTATTAAATGGATTGGTGATATAACGGCCTAGGTCTAGCCTATGGTCCTTTGCCATCAGCCTTTAGCCTTTTTCTTCTTACCGTGTAATCCTACCAACGTCTGTCGTAACCGAGCTTGCTTGACGGTTTTTTCGTCGTACTTATCAGGGTTAGAAAGAACGTTCTCCTGAAGTTGAGCAGTGGTAATTCCTTTCTTTTTGGCTTTAGCGGTGAAGGCTCCTTCCTTCATCTCCATGCCTTGAATCCACTTCTTGTCTTTCTTTTTCTTTTCTTCAGCCATCAGATCAGACCCTGCTTGAAACGAGTGAGGAAGTTTTCAGCCGCACCAGGCTCATTCGATAATTGTAACCGGCGCAATTCTCTTGTCACATCGACGGATGCCCGTTTCTTGAGTTGCTGTTGAGCATTGTATTTATCAACATCACTACCGTACATGCTCAGCTCACCAAGCTGATCATCCGACAGTCTGGAATAAGGATCACGCAACTCCTCAAGACCGGGTTTGCCAGTCAGTTCAGTTGGGCGGCGTTCAGCAGCAGCGCTGTACTCGTAGCCAAGATCACCGTAATCCGATTCGCCAAACTCACCACGGCGGCGGACAGCACCAGCTGCATACTTGGGCTCCAGGCCGTAGACGCCAATGCCACCACCCAGCTCTTCATATTCACCAGTACTTGGGTTGCGGGTGCTTAGACCGTAATCAACACGGCTCATGCCACGAATACCACCTTCGTATCCAGCTTGCTGAGAAGCAGCTTTACCAACGCGCTCCGGATCGCCCTGCCGAGGGGGAATCACGGAACCGATGTTTTCACGCACTTCAATCTGGCTTGGCATTCCCACGCGTTCAATGCGACGGGTTTCTTCCTGCAGTGGCGCCATCACTTCCCGGCCTTCGGGGAAGTTGGCCCGCATGTTCTCCAGGAGTTGTTGCTCTAGGCGCTCACCGGCAAAGCCTTGTGCAGTTAATTTGCGACGCTCATCTGCGCTACGGGTACGTGCCACATCAATGGGACGAACTTCACCACGTTCCTCACGAATGATTTGCTCAGCTGTGTCCTTCAGTTGTTGAGCGCGGGCAATACGCTCGTTTACCTGAGCTGTTTGACGACGGCTCTCAGGGCCGTAGTCATAATCCAGGTCAACTTCCTGTGCACGCAAGTAACGCTTGCCTTGCTCCACTAATTGGTCGATGCGTCCAGCAGATTCAGCCTGATCAACCGGCACACCGTCAGGTGTCATCGATGCAGCAACATCAATGTTATTGGTTGCGTCTTCTAATTTGTCAATGGCGCCGATATTAAGATCTTCGTTGCGCTGCAGCTGTTGCCGCACGCGACCGGTCGATTGATCTTCGCCAGATTCCAATGCATTGATCGCTTGATCAACATTGAACGGACGTTTGGTTTGTTGTGTTTCAACCAGTGACTCACCACGGAGTTCATCCATGATGCGCAGAGCTTTGCCCTGCAATTCCATTTGGTATTCGCGAACAGACGAACGAACACGCTGATCTGTACGCGCTTGCCGCTCCACGAGTTGGTTATATTCCGTCAATAGGCGATCAACAGCGTCACCTTGTGGTTCTGCCGCCTGTTGCACGTACTTAAACAGGTTTTGCTGCGCAGGTGCCGCCGATAACGGCCGAGATTCCGCCTGTGCAACTAATTCACCCGTTTCTTCTGCTGAAACTGCGGCCGGAGCACGCAATTCCATCAAAGTTGCTTTGACACCAGGAATTTCAGGCTGATATACGCCACGACGTGAGGCTGCTGCCTGCAATAACCCCTCAGTTGCCGCTTGACGGCGGGCATCTGCCACTTGCCGCGACACAAGCTCCTTCGGATCGGGGCGATAGGCGACAAACTCTTCTTCTACAGACGGCAAGTAACCAAATACACTCCCACCGGTCAGTTGTGCCTGTCCGCGAGGGGGAGCTGCCGCAGGTTGAGGTTGGGTGGGAGGCCGGGGAATGGGCGGCCGCGCGGTTTGGGCTCCGGACTGCTGGGTGACACCCCGTAGCTGGGGCACAGGCTGGGCTGCACGCCGCACCACGTCCTCCTGCACCTGCACGTTGACCGGTGTGACGGGCTTACGACCGCGTAATGCACGGTATCCAGCGATGCCTGCCGCCAAGGTGCCAGCACCGAGGGCGATTTTCCCCAGCGTGTCGACGATATTGCCTTGTTCTTCGGGTTGCTTGAGTTGATTCCGCCGCCACTCCATCACCTGGGGCGCAATCCTGGCTCTGGATTCCGGATCTTCAGGTACTGGGGAACCAGTGGCTTGGCTGAAGGCGTAAAAGTCGGCTTGAGAGATCGCCATCTACGTTTATTGCCCGTATTTTTTACCTCTCCACATTCTATTGCTTGTAACTCAAGGAATACTGGCTGTATATTTGGTAATGATCAGGTTTTAGCTCCATATGGATGCGGGCACACGCCAAAAACGGGTCGAAGCGTTAGAGGCAATCAAGAATAAAGCAATGCAAATGGCTGCTGACGGTACCGATTCTGGTGACGTACGCAGTTTTATTACTGATGCGAAGATAAATCTGGCATATGAGCTTCCAGATGAGGAAGCATTTACAAAAGCAGCGCGTGCAACGTTGGCTTATAAGCGTAAAAAGGGTAGCTCGACCCAGGAATAACACTTAACCTGATCCAACGCACACGCCGGGGCTCAATACCCCGGCTTTTTTGTCCAATTTTTTGGGCTAATTGGGGAAAATAATTACAAAAATGCAATTTATGTACCCATTTTTTGTTCGAGGGGGCCTCCTATAGAGCCCCAATAGGGTGCAAAATTACCTGACTCTTCTCCCACCCGCCACGCGACGCGGAATACGGGAAGAAAAAAAAGAATTGCGGGGTATATACATTTATGTTTGACGTAAATGTCATGGAATCCGCACATTTCTACCCCTAAATTGAGCGTGAGAACCATTCTCATCGCGCCCGCAATTGGGTTTCGCTCCCTCGCGGAGTAGCTGCGGTATAGAACAGTGACGCAGTAAGCAGCACTGAATGTTCAGAGGTTTTACACTGAACAGCCTTGATTCTCACGAATCAATTTCGATTCTTTTATTTGAATTAACCATGGCTATCCGTAAGAACATTGCTAAGCAATTCATCAACGCCGCCAAGGCGTTGGAGAATGACAAGAGCAAGGAGAAGCTTGGAGCAACAATCTTCGCAGTACGCGTTGGCATTGCCAATGCAATCATGCCGAAGATCCCACCTACCGTTCGCTGACATGTTGATCTATCAACCAGAGGAAGACACACGTACACGTGTGGCATGGTACGGAGGTGAATCAACTCAGCTCCACTACCAACACAAAGCCATCACCGACAGGTGGATCGATATCGAGACACGTACACTCGGTGGTGGCTTACCCAACGGTCCCAAAGAACTCCTGCATGAAATGCGTGAGTTCTACAACTACTGCTCCTAACTCAACTCAGCTCATGACTAAGCACTACATGTTGGATGCAACGCTCTCCATCGTGATGGGCACAGGCATAGGCATGCTGTTGTCCGTATTTGGACAGAAGATGCTGAACAAGCATTACCAGGCTACATGCCACAACAAGCCCAATCACAATCTGATCTACACCCGTAGTTTCATTGGTGATGCGTATTACTGCATCCACAATGCCCAGTTCAAATGATGATCTGACTTCTGCACTTTCCCATCTCACCGCAGGTGACGATGGGTTTCTGCAGGACTCAACATCCTGCTCACAGTTCAACTCAACTCAATTCAATGACTACTCCTGTCTCTGACACCACTGGTCTCAAGCAGTACGCTGACTCATCCCACGTCCAATTCCAAGGACGAGTTGCGTTTATCAAGCAATTCGTCAATGAAGAGGACAACAGTGAGTTCATTGCTGTGAAGATGATTCACAACTTGAACTCCATGGTCAGCGTCACGCTCACGTTTACCAACAACAACGGACTTAACACAGCTTTCACCAACGGCAACCTCGTCGTTGGTCAAGAGCTTCGTGTCTACGGCCGTATCAATGGTATCCGTACGACCTACATGGATGAGCAGAACAATCTCCAGGTACTCAAGCGGCCTGAGATCCAGCTGATCGTGAAGGATTACGAGTTTGGTCGTAAACCTGCACCCAAGCAGGAAGCTCAGGTCGGTGCTGTAGCCCAGCCAACGCTGGACGAGATTGCATTCTGACTCCTGCACTTAACCCTTCCGTTTGATACGAATTCGTATCGGACGGTGGGTTTTCTGCAGGACTCAACATCCTGCTACCCAACATCTCAACTCACATGAAACACATCTACAGATTCGGTGACAAAGGCTACGTCCAAATGGATTCTTATCCTGAGAATCATGAGACACGCCTTGGTGATGCAGTTGCCAACTTCCTGATGGTCACCACAGTACTTGCCATTGCTGCAATTACAGCTGGTGCCATTGTTGGCGTTGACATCACCAACCCACAACCAACATCTATTCAACGAGCACGCTAATGACTGGACTGAAAGAACATCAGGAGATGCTGCTTGCACGCATCAACCGTCTCGTTGATTCACTCATCCAGAGTTATCTGGACTACCAGAAACGATCTGGATACATCACGATTAACAACATAGCTTTTGACATTGTTCCAGGTGTCAAATACTACAAGCTAGTTCTTAGGGACAGCGGTACATCAGTACATGCATTTGTCCATAAGCAATCAGGTGCACTGTACAAGCCAGCCAGCTGGAAGGCACCTGCCAAACACGTCAGGTACAACCTTCTGGACGACGTATCCTTTGAGGTCTGTCTGCAGAAGGCTGACTGGGCAGGCGGCTACCTCTACATGTAGGGGTCTGTGCACCTAGTCACACCAAAGCTGGTACTTGCACTCTTGTACGTACCAGCTATCCTCTGTCTGCATCCATCTTTTCAACCCATCTCAACTCATGGAAGCTCTCAGTCAACTCGATGTGACCAACCCGGATCACGTCTCAGTGATTACAAGGGACAACAAGGTCACGGTATCTGTCGTGAAAGACGGCACGTCCGTAACCCTTGGTTTCCAACTTAAGGACACCATCTTCAATACGACCCCCAGGCCCCCGCTCCAACAGCCAGCACCACAGACAATGGCTGTTATAGGGACCAAGGAAGTCATCATGAGGGAACCGAAGAGGAACTTCCGTTCTTGGGATGGTCCCTCCAAGCTCAACACTCAGAAGGTGAAGGAGATTCGTATGCTCCTGGCAGACGAGAACCTTCGCCGTTCTTGTGGAACCCTCACCAATTTCTACAACGTTATTGGTAAGAAGTTCGGAGTTACTGGCTGCAGCATCTCCAATATTGCCCGTGGCATTTCTTGGAGGGATGTCAAGTAAATCCATTCGTAATACATATGTACTGCGTCTTACTCAATAATGGGGTGACACTACCCACGTCCTGAGTACGACGTTAAACTGCTCAATTCTTTTATCCAATTCAACTCATGACTCAACAACTCGACGAGAACTACAACGCTGATTTGCTTGATGCCATCGCTGACATGGTATATGAACAAGAGCAAGCCATGCGTGAAACAGATCCTGAGCAATGGGAGGGATATGACGACCAAGCGTAAGGATCAATACCAAGAAGATGACATCATCATTGTCATCATCGCAATCATTTCAATCATCATTACGGAGTTCATCTCATGCTTCATCCAGAAACCCAAGCCATTGCAGAAACCTTTGGCTACGTCCCCTTCTCCGAAGAAGAAGGCACAGAGCAGTTCCAGGCAGACATCACCTACACCCCTGGTGACACCAAGCGTGAACCTAGGACAGGAGATGTCAAAGCCGACAAGCAAGGCACGCTCTGGGCCTACTGGAAGCCAAAGCACGCCGAAGAGGACCTCGAAGGCTGGTACGAAATCCCAGCCAACGAAGACATCGAAGAATGGTCTTTCGATAGTGTCTGCTTCACGCCAGGTGACGACGAGGTCGAACCTGACCATCCCGACAGCTGGCTCTCAATCCTTGGACTCATCTAATGGCAACTCATCAAAAGGTTCAACAACCAGCGCTGACTATCAATCAACGCAACCTATACATGTACTTCCTAGCTCATAGGAGGAAGAATGGCAGCCACCCATGTTTTGTCCCCAGACTAAACATGCAGAACTCACGTATGGCTGACTACATCCAAGCTTTGAAGAAGCTTGAAGAATACGGGTTGATTTCCGTTGATCGCAGCGCTGATAATTACACAGCCTGGATCATGAAAGAACCTACCAACACATAAGTTTTACTTATATCTGGTATGGGATATTCCTTGATAACTACAAGGCTATCCCCCCAGACCCCCGCAAGGGGAGTACCAGGAATATATCTTCTATTAGTAGATGTATTCCTTCTTCAATTCATTTACTTACCAACTCAACACCATGACAACACCAACTACCTATCCAACCATCAACTGGAAACAGAATGAGTATGTCTACGTTCAACAAGCATTGACCATCCTCAAGGATGTCATGGCTCGTGAGGACAAGCGTCATCAGATGGATCAACATCTCACACCTTCGATGTATGCACTGCTCGAAGAGGAGATTATCCCATTGCTAGAGAACGAATTAGACGGTGACTACGCACCAGATGAAATCGGTGAACCACCGCTGACTTCAGCTGAAATGCACACTGCTGCATGGAAGCAACACCAGCAAATGCACTCGTAAATCTTAAGGCAATATGAAGAAGCAGGGGCTGGGTCGCATTAGACCCTAAGTCAGGTGCGGCCTGACGCCCTTGCTTCATCATTGATATTCCGATGGTTGCCTGAAAACCAACGGAATCCCCTTTTAAACAAGCTGCTGGCCAGCAGGTCCCTGCAGGAGACGTGCTCATTGTAACCACATTGCAATGTCCTTGGCCAGCCCTTGACAACCCTGGTAGACTCAACGCACTCAACTTAATTCAATTATGGACATCAACTTTGATCGAACCATCCATGGTGTCAACATTACTGAAAATGGCATCAAGTCCTACACCAAATCAATTCAGCTTGGGCCGTTTCAGCTAACGCTGAACGCCCGTAAGTCTGGTGTCTTGGGATCGATATCAATCCCTGGCACCGGCTTGTCCAAGCGCAACATCCGTCTTTTTGATTTCTAATCAACTCATGTCAGCTCAATCCGATTGCATTGATCTGTTTGATCGGATCAATCTTGCTAACTGTGCAATGGAACGTGCACGTAATAACGTTCTTGACCAAGATCGTTTCTACGCTGAGTACAAGACCGCAAGGTTTTGGACTAAGTACCGTTGCATGATTACCAAAGAATACTCCTACGTGGATTACACCTGATGTCTGTACTTGCAATCGAAGACACCACTATCGACGGAATCAATGTCACCGTTACAGCAGTTGTTGACGAAATGCGGTTGCTTTACAGGGCAACTTATTTCGACCCTGAAGAATGGGCTCCTGCATTATGCACAGCTTCTTTCGAGCTGGATGAAGGAGAACAAGTTCCTACTGACGAAGATGGCTTCTGTAGCTATCTTGATTCACTCGATCTTAACTGGCAACTGCTCGACACCTCCGACTGGAATCTAGATTGATTCCACGTCCTGAGCATGACGTTAAACTGCTCAACACTACGAACTCACTCCGAACTCACCATGCATTTTCAACTTCCCTCCAACCTACAAACTGAACTGCTTGCGTATGATCCAACACTCAAGAAACTAGCGCAGCAGAACAAACCTAAGACACAAACCAAGAAGGCTAAGTATCCACTTGGTAATGTCGGTGCATTAATTCCAACGGAAGTCATCCGTGAAGCCATTCAGCAGGATGCTATAGATCACATCAACAGCGTTGGTGTAGCTGATCGCTATCAATTGTTTACTCGCTTCCAGGATCAGAAGGCTGTGCCTTGTGCCATCCTGTATCACTTCGAGCAATGCTGGTATGCAGCATGGCTCCCGCCCAAAGGCAAAGAGAACGAGTATATCTATGGCTATGCCATGGCATTCAAGAACACCAGCACTGCACTTAAAGTAATCCCTCGTCAGATTGTTAATCGTTGTGAGGAATTTGAACTGCGTACCGTTGGTCGCAGTGAAATGTATTACCACACACAACTCATCAACAAGTATGACATCATCAACGGTAACGACGGTCGCAACTGGCGTAACCTAGGCGTTACCAATTACTACAAGAAGTCACGTGATCTAGCAGAAGCACTCACTAAATTTGAAGATCAACTACGGGAAACAATTCCATCCTGGGCTGATGCCAGGGGATTGTTTGACCGTATCAAATGTACATCTATTGCTGATGCACTAGAACTCAATAAGCTTCAGTCATACTGGGCTATTGGTAAAGTCAACAAGGAAGAGTGGCTGCCCTCAGCTGATAACTTCTTCCGTATTGTTGATTACTACACCCCACTGCCTGGCTACGAAGGATGTGAATACAAAGATGTAGCACGCATCCGTCACATCGTAGACAAGCCGTTCTTCCGCCGCTGGATTCAACAGCGTTGCGATGAAGCTATTGCAAACTACAACAACCCAGACAACAAGTATCTCAAGTACATCAAGGCACCATGGAAACAGATTGCACATTTGTGTTACACCATCAATACTGTTCACACCCTATGGCCTGACGCACCACTTGATTACTATCAAACGCATCTAAATGTCTTGCTCAACATTCGCTTGCGTCAAGGCGCCAATGAAGCTGCAGTGCAATGGATCCATAGGCATATGAACATTGCTTCCTACTTCAACATGCTTGATAAGCACTACAAACGTATGCTCAAGGAAGCAGCTAGTAGCCGGTACACCTATCTATTTGATGCAGATCTCAACTGCTATCAGTTCACCTTCAGTGACTGGACTGACACCTTATCCATGCTATCTCGTGTACTAGAAGCTGGTGTAACCATCGAACCACCAAAGCGTTGGCGCATTGAAGAATTCCATGATCACGTCCAGGCAGAAGCCTGGAAGATCAAGAACCCTAATGAGGTATTGCCCCAGGATTTATTCCCTAATCCTGTTAAGGTTCAACTCGATGATCAATCATGGTCATTCTTCCAGCCTGTTGATACCCATCAACTTGCCATGTGGGGTCAGGCCGTACGCAACTGCGTTGGCTCTGCATCCCATTACGCTGAGGACTGCAAGAAGAAGAAGCACTTCATCGTGCTCTGTATGCTCGATGGCAAACCTCAGTTCACCATTCAACTTATTGTTGATATGGGCATGATGTCCGTCAAGCAAATCGCTGGTACTTCTAACCAACGGTTGACGGACGAACAGAAGGAACAGTACACCGCAGCATTCAAGCTTGCATTGCAAGAACGTGAATCTGCGCTAAAGTCCTGACGGCCGAGCCCAAGCTGACCAGCCTTAGCCTCGATACTAGGGCTGGTCCTTACCCCATGACTGACTACACCGATGATCAACTCCTAGCCATGGCCATGGCCAACATCGGAGAATTCATCCATGACAACTCACCTCATTACGTCTTGGTTGAGGAAGACCCACGTAATGAAGATGACTACGACACATGGGAATATGGCACTGAGCCATTGCCCCATGACCACACCTGGCACGATACATCCATTGATGTAGCGGTAAGCCCAGGTGAGCCCGAGTAGCCCAGCGGAAGAGGCAAGCGACTTAAAATCGCTCCAGCGTGAGTTCGAATCTCACCTCGGGTACCAACTCAATTCAATTCATCACCATGTCATTGCTTCAGTATTTACAAACTGATCAGTACTTCTCTGATACATGGGACAACACTGGTGATCAAGCATTAGCAATTATCAATACAGCTGGTATACCAAGAGAACTGCTTTCAAAACTCAATGCAATGGTACGCATTACCGTTGCAGAATGGTGCAACATTCATTGGTTGCATTACTTCTTTATTGATGAAGCACAAGCAACAGAAGAATATCCAGAGGTATTAATTACTTCTGATATGTTGCGTACCTTTGTATATCGCGCTGATGATGTCATTGATCATCCTGATTTAATGTCTGATGTATTTCCTTATCCTCTTTGGTATAAGGAGATGTATCCACATCGTGCAACATATGATGACGATGATTATCAAAT